GCGCTCAGTTGCGTGTTAAATTCTTAGGATTCGCCTGAATTAATCAAGCTCCTCCCTTCAGCGACATCTACAATATCTGGGTACCAATCCAGATAGGCGTGGATCTTTCCTAAGTTACGTTACTGTAGCTGCTCGTTTATTGAGCTTCTTTCCGGGTAACTACCCATAGAGGGCACCCAGACGTATTCGTCTGCTGGTAAGCCATTACCTCACCAACACAAACGGACAGAGGACTGTGTGTAGACCCCTAGGGCAAGCCCGGACGTCCGCTTTTATATAAGCCTCCGGCAACTTGCTTAAGGTTACCGGACTTCCCGACCGCCGAAAACCTCCTGGGGACAACTCCCGATAGAAGAACCCTTGGAACGGGAAGGGTCAGTAACTCCCAAAAACTACTGAGTCTCCCAGCCACTCCCGAATTCCCATATCTTCATCCACCAAGACGCAGGGCGGCGCTTGACTTCTTCAAGTTTGATCTTGCAGAAATCAGGCATATACCGCTCTGTCTTGTCTAGACGAGATATGTAATCCGAGAAAGCCAGGAAGGCAGAGTCAAAATCAGATTCCTCGAGGAATTCTTTGAATTCAGGTCGAGAAAGTCGGAATTGCTCAGCGTCGTATATCTTTGCTCCAATAATAGGAAGCAATAGATACATGATCTGTTGCGAGACCAACTCTTTATCTGTGAGATCTAAGCCTGAACCTGGCTCCGCTGGCTCGAGGGGAGGTATAAACTCTAACGTCCCATAGTTAGTAGGACGCATCCAACGGGCATGCTCCGAATACGCATGATCGGTATAGTACTCAAGAAGATTCTTCATCTTGAGCTCTAAATCTTTCAATGGGAGTATACGGAAAGAGTTTATACCAACCATCCCAAACCATTGGTACCAAGAGGCGAATGATATTGAACTAACCAAAGGTTGAGCTAGAAAGACGAGTATTCTCGAAACCACCCGAGACTGACGTCTCAATGGGCGGGATAGGGAACCTCTAACCTTATAGCCCTTCCCAAGGAAGGCCAATACATCCGCCGGTCTCCAGATATGCCGAAACTTACTAATAAGGAGGAGCAGTGCATCTAGAGATGAACTGGCCGCCGCCGCCTCACGTAGAGGAAGCGGAGAGCAGTCAACTCCTTTTGCAATGAATCTCTTTGCATACTCGAAAGTCCCGTTGTTGGATACAAGGGACTTATGCATAGAGATTCCTACCCCTATCTCTTTCATAAGCTCGAGATATTGGTGAGTGACATGCTTATTCCATATAAGCACATCATCCCCCAATACGGCATACTCTGTGAACCACTCGGTAATACCACATCTCCTAGCCGACATCTGCACCAAGAAATGGTGAGTTAGAGCCAACATGGCCCACGAAGAGTACGCTCCCATAGGCTGTCCGCATGCGTAGCGGACTTGAGAAGCCACAGAAGAGTACTTTTTCGGGACCCTGTAGGCCCGCCCGACCAAGAGTTCTTTCCAAGGAACTCCGAGACCGGGCTTGATATAGTCGACAAGGAGAGACTGCAGATCGACGGGAAGTCGATCCGTAGCCGCCGACAGATCCAGAGAGGCTACATAGCCGTCTCGGACTGCCGCACAGGCTCGCTCTACTCCTTTCATTTGGTTAAATGTAGAGTCCTGCGGAATGAACCGCAGTGACACAAACACCGCCTTATGTAAAGGAAATAGAAGAGTCTGCG